AACTTTATTCTCTCTTTTATCTGCATTTAGCCATTTTATAAAAAATAAATATTTCCTTTTATGGCATACAATAGTTTTTATAAATTTTTGCATCTTTTAATTCTATTAGCGTCTCTTCTATCTGTTCATTTATCGCATCTTCTTGCTCTTTTGATATTTCAACTTTTAATTTTATGCGGTTTGAAAGGTTATAAAGCCTATTTGAAAGAGTGGAAGCAATATCGCTTAGCTCTTTTTCTAACGCGTCAATACTAATAACTTCTTTTTTGAGTTTTTTTAACTCAATATCTTTTATCTGGGCTAATTTATCCTCTTTTTTTGCTCTTGCTTCAGTTAAATCAGTAGTTTCACTGGCTTTATTTATTTTGTAAGTAATATAAGCATCGATGGCTGTGGCATCGTCATATATACCACGGCTAAGTTTTGTAAGCACACCATCATTTGTTAGTTGTTCTATACGTCTTTCAGTAAGTCCCAAAAGTCTTGCTAACTCTTTACTTTTTATCTGCATCGCTTATACTTTCCAAATACTCTTTATCTTCTTTATCCACCAACTCACATTCATTAAAGTAAGAGACCACTGCATTATCAACAATATGGCTAATTTTTAAATTTAATTTCTCGCTAAGAAGCTTTAGTCTAATTATATTTGCAACTTCTAAGCTTACGCAGGTTCTAGCCCTAGCACCATATAATGCCTTTTTATTTTGCATTTTACTGCCTCCTTTTTTTATTTATTATCTTTGCGGCTGCTAAGGCTAAAACACTAATATCTAAAGCCTCATTTCTATCTCTAACTTTTACCCAGCAAAGGCGATCTTGTCCAAATTTATTTTTCATAGTTTGTAACTTTTCAGCATCAAGTTGTTTAAAAAATTCTTGAGTGTAACTTTTGTTATAGTGAAAATAACCATCACCCACTTTATCGATCTTTAAAAGCCTAAAAAGCTCGCTTTTGCCAGCAAATGTCCCAACCTGCATAAAATAACAGAGATTTTGCATCTTTTTAATTGGGTTTATAAAATCCATCTTATTACTTGTTTCGCTTGCTCCTTTTGTAGCGATCAATCTTCTTGAGTTACCACAAAACCTATATACTCTGCTAGAGTTAAAACCACTATCAACAAGCCCTAACATTAAATTTAGCTCATTATTATTTTCCTTCTTAAAAGGAAGATGCAAATATTTAAAAGTCTCTGCCCAAACAGCATCTTGTTCTGTGTTGCCATATATCTGCTTATAATCGAGGTTATAAGCCTCCATTCCCTTTGCCCAACCAATGAAATTTATCTCAACTCTATCTGCTTGTATATCAACGCCAGCAGTTATAAACTCTACTGCATCTGGGACACTATCTCTTGTATAATCTTCACGTCTCGCAAAAAGATCATCTCCTTTTAAACTTATCGTTGGTGGTTCAAATGCTCGTGCTTCAATAGTATTTATAAAGGTTTGAAGTTTGTTTTGATCATCTTTGCTCTCATAAAAATCTTTTACTATCTCTTTCATAGTAAAAAAGGGGCTATAAATTGCATTTAAGAAAAACCCTGCCGTTAGAGAATTTGGATTTTTTGCTATCCACTCGCCATTTTGCACCATTTTATTTTTCTCACTCTCATTAAGCAAAGCTCCACATCCAAGACAAGAGTATCTAACGCTATCAAAAAGTGGATTTTTAAGATCATCTTTTTCCCACACAACTCGGTTAAAATCTAGCGTTTGCGCATAACCGCAATATGGACATTTGACATAAAAATATCTCTGGTCGCTATTTTTAAACTCAGCAATTATTTGTGAGCTGTCTTTAAGTGTTGGAGTTGAGCTAATAACTATCTTTCTATCTGCATATGTGATAGTTCTTTTTTCAGCTAGTTTTATGGCGCTACCTTCTTTTGTTGCTTCACATCTATCGGCTTCATCAATTAGTAAAATTTTAATTGGCTTACTTGCAAGTTTGCTGACGGAGTTCGAGCCAACTAAGGCTAAGTTACCACCTTTGTAATTTTTTATTAAAATTGTATTGTTTGCTTCATTGGCATTTATAAGCTCATCAAGGACAAAGCAATCTCTAAACATAGGCGCTAAGCGTCTTTTTGAGTAATCTTCAGCATCATTTTCGTTTGGTAACATAAACAAAATAGTGCTTGGCTCTTGATGTATAAAATACCCAATGGCATTGTTAATCATCTCGCTTTTGCCAAGCTGTGAAGCAAAAAGCAAGATAACTTTATTTTTACGATTATCGCTTATCGCATTCATTGGCTCTATTTGATAGGCAAAGGGCTTAAATTTGCCATAATGTGCCGAGCTTTCACGGCTTAAAACTCTATATTTGCTACTCCACTGAGTTAAATTCATTTTCTTTTTTATAAAAATTGCACTTGAAAAAATATTAATTATTGCACCCATAAATTCCCTAAATTTTTTAAATCTTTTTGTTTCTTTTTTTACTTTCATTTCGCTTTTTTGACTTCTTTTGTTTTTACCTTAATGCAAGATAAAATTACATCTAAAAAATAGAAACCGAATTAAACTTTTTTTAAGCTAATTTCTCGATTATCCGCGGTTACACCCCGTATTACGCACTTTTTGGCTAGAAAGGACCCATTGAATAAGATAGTTTTGTATATATTTTTCTCCTGAGATTGATATTCAGCGATGATCGCTTCTTTTGTCTTGTCGCTTATCTTTGCCATTAACAAATCCTAAACTCGCCCTCTATTACTCCAAGGGCTATTTTTCTCTCTAGTAGTTTCCGTTTGATTTTAAAAACTTCCGTCTGCATTCCTTTTACGTCCTCTATTATCCGCTTGCCATTTTTAAGGCGGTATGTAAAATCCGCTATGTATCTGATCTCACGTATCGTTCTAAAGCCTTGCTTGGTTGTTTCATCTGATATTGTGTAGCTAGGCATTAACACAAAAGGCACTTGTCTATTTAGCTCGCTTATCTCACCTGCTCGTTGTAAGGTTTCTAACTCTTGGTTTCTACGCCACTCTTTAGCACTATCAAAGCCTTTAGTTTTGCGGTTGTGGTATTTGTTCCTAGCAATCACCGAAACGTTGCCAATTCTCATCTGCTACCTCCTCGTATTTTTCTATACTCTCTTGTTTGTGTGCGTGACACCATTGATGACACTCTCTACAAACGGCTATTTGCTTGCTGTCGTCCTTATCTGCTCCAAATCTACCGTATCTTACGTGGTGGCACTCTATGCTTTGTTGTTTCTCGCATATTTGGCAAAGTGGGTATGCTTCAAGTAGTCTTAGTTGGTAGGCTCTATTTTCGCTTTTAGCTAGTCTCAAAATAGCCCCCTTGTTTCCTCGTTTTTGTGCTTCTCGTTCCACTTTCTCATTATTTCAAGCACTCCGCTTGCGTCTTTACGGCTTATCTCAAAGCTATCAAGTATCTTTTTGTTTTCGTCCGCTACCTTTGCGATTATGCTAGCTCCGCTTTCGGTTATCGTGATATATACGGCTTTCATATTTGCTCCAAGTATCGCTCAAATATCTTTTTGCCTATCTCATAATCAACTTCATTTTTTATGGCTTGACGTTTGTTTTTTATCTTAAACTCATTCAAATCTAAATCCATAAAATCGCCAACTTTGGTCTTTGTTACGATCCTAAAATTAGGGTTATGTAAAAAGAATAGATCAAAATTAGCCCAAAAATAGTGTCTTCCTATCTCAGCGGTGGGCTTTATGAGTGGCTCATAAAATGGCACTACGTTTTCAACTACAAAAGCTTTTTTGCAAAAGTATTTTAAATACACGATCAATTCATAAAGTCTAAAATCAGGTAGCCTTTTTGTTCGATCGTTACGGATATTATTTGCTATATTTAACCTACTATGAGTTTGGCAAGGCGGAGACGCCCATATAAAATCAAAATCTAAGTAGTTTTTAGCAGCATAATCCCAAGCATCGCCTACTATCACGTTGTCGTTTGGATAACGCTTTGTATAAGCCTTTGCTATTTCAGGATCAAACTCAACGGCGGTTACTTCTATACTTACGTCTTTTTCTCTTGCCACATCATCCCAATACTTGCGGTTACTGCCAAGTCCTGCAAAAAGGTTTAATACTTTCATCACGCCCCAATCCTTTTTATCGCGCCCGTTAATATCGCCTTAATAGGCGATTTTTGCTCAGCCAGGGCTTTAAATTTAGCCACCTCCATAAATTTGCCGTCGTTATCTCCGCCGATAAAATATACTGGCTCGTTTCCGCCTACGCCGTTAAAGCCATTATCTGCCTCACTCTCGCCGATCAAATAATCAGGACAATTTTGTGGGGTTTTTGCGTAAATTTTATAAAGCTTGGCAAAATCCCACTTTTTGAAATTCTCCCAGTCTTGTCCTTCTAGGTTGCAAATCTTTACCCAGCCACCCCTAGCACGCACTACTGACATTATCGCGCCGTCTTTAAAGCATACGCTACGATAAGGTCCATAGCGTCTTATTGCATAAGCTAGCTCGTCTAATGCTTTCTGCGCTTTGTCACCCT